ATAATTTATACAACTCTATTCTCCACATTATTTGCTTTAAAAATCTGAACACACAATTGTATAAATTTTATACACAATTAATACAATTACTTATCCTGAAAAATTTTTTAAAATTTTTATATGTATATTACAATCAACTGTACTCTAATTTTTACTCACTGTAACTCAAAATTTTAATAAATATGTAATTCAAACTTTTCTTAATGTAATCTTAATTTTTTGAAAGTTACTCCAATACATATTTCTAATTAATAATTTAAGCATTTGATTAAATTTTTATCAAAAAAGCTATATTTCACTTACTGTCTCTTTATATTTTTAATAAATTTATAGGGAGGAAATTACTAAACAATCCCTCCCTACAAACCTAATATATTTATATATTATAAAGGAGGTCAATTTAAACTCTGATTAATCCTATACAACCTCATCATCCTCATATGTAACCTCACCAACTATCACACCCTCTGGCATAATTACCTTGCGTCCAGATAATGACAATCCACGTACAAGGTCTTTAAATGAGTTTTCAGACCTTAAAGCCTCAATCTTTTCAATTTGAGATGCCTCTGTGGTAAATTTAGGATGTGTCAAAATAATCTTATTGTCAGGTAAATTATTTGTACTGTAAATCTCAATACCATATAACTTACCAACATATCCAGCCTTAATTGTGTCATCAGCTGTAGGAGGTGCTAAGTTTATTGTAGTATCAGCAAGCAGTATGTTCTCAAACTCTGGCTGACAGAAGAACACACGTCCGTCTGATGGAACATTTACCTTATCTGCCTTTGTCTTTAATTTTAAAAGAACACTCTTTGCCTCTGCTGGTGTGGTAACCTTTAAACCTGATACATTTACACCTGCACCATCAACCATTGCACTAAAATTAGCTGTATCTCTATCCTCGGCAATTGATATAGCAGCCTCAGACATTGCCTTTGTCATAACCTCACCACTATTAAGCTGAGCAGCATCAACATCATCAAGCTGAAGGCTAAAATATTTGCTATGATCAATTAATAGTGTCTGATCTTTTAAGTCAATATCATCGTATGTGATTGCCTTTCCACTATAATCCTTTAACACAACTTTACCCATTGTATTAATCTTAACAGAACCAGCCTCAATTACATCCCCCTGATAATCATTATTTACGCCATATTGTGATACAATCTTCTTACTTAAAGCTGTAATTAAATTAGCCGCCCACACTGTCTTTTTAAAACTTGCTACGCTCATATTCTATTCTCCTTTTCTATTTACTTCCAAGGGAAGCATTAACAGCATCCAAATTCTGTATTACCTCCTCAAGGCTCATATTATCTATCTCTGCTGATGTGTACTTTTTAACACTACCAGCAGAACTACTATTGTTAACTGTTGGTCCAGTAGAAACATGTGATGGGGATATAAATGACTCTGCATATGTCTTTTTAATATCTGCTATTTGTTCATCCAAACCAGATACATTATACTGTTCATCAAGAGTTAATTTACTATTATCAATGAGAGATCTTACACCTGCAACTGCTATTTTATCTGTCAAACCTAGACTAGCCACTGCACTATCAATTTCCTTATTCTTAATTATAACAGAAATTTTCTCAATCTCTCTGTCAAGCTTTTCTTTATCCTCTTGTCGAACTTTTTCAATTTCACCCTCCAATGGATTTGGTGCGTTTTGTAACTCTTGTAGTTGAGTCTCTAATTTATCATGCTTTAGTTTAATATTTTCATATTTATTCTTATCAACATACTGTCCATCTTTTAAATCAATAAACTTAGCACCAGAATCCTTAATTGCTTTTAATACCTCTTCATTGTCTTTAAATAAATCTTCAATATTCATTTATATCCTCCTATGCTCACTCAAGTTTTAAATGACTTTACTGTCAAAAGTGAGGTGTATATTTTAAATGCCAATACACTGGCAAATTATCTCAATTACATTTTTAATATATCACAAAAAAATTTCATAGTCAACAATACAAAATTATATATTTAAAATACAAAATAAAATGGAGGAAATAAAACAGAATGCTCTATATCCCCCATTTATTATTATCTATTCATTTATCTGAAAAGAACCTCTACGTCCTACATTGTACCACTTTTCTCTAAATTCATCAATACTCATAACACCAGCATCTACCTCACTTAAGTCACGCGTACGTTCACTTTCCTCATCATTTATTATCGTAGCATCAAAATCAACACTTATTGCACAATTCTCATCATATGTTGTATTGAACACATAATTTGATATGTGTAAAATACTATGTAACAGATTTACTATAAATTGTTCCAAAGCTATTTCATTCTTACGTATAGATCTCATAAGATTATGATTTGCACTTGCAACCTCGGTAGCAGTTTTTACATACATGTCACTAAACTTATAATAATTATTACCTAGACCACATAAGCTACTTAAATAACTTAATAGTGATTCTAACCCTTTTGTTAATTCTTCAACCCTAATCTTTGGATTATACTCTTTAATTCCTATATCCTCACTCATTTGAGGTGTATTATTATCGCCTAAATAATAGAACACATGCTTATTAATACTGTCAGGATTTATAACATTACCTGTATCTGGGTCTCTATTTAATAGTGCTTTGCTATAAAACACTTTCTTATCACTATGCTTATACTCATTAGATAATGCATTAAAGGCATCATCAATACATTTTAATATGTCAATAGCATTACCATACACTGATACACCCAATGGACACTTTATGTCAAAATTATTTACTATTGGCAACTTTAATATACTAAACCAAGGTGTTTCTGAATTTGTGTATAACTTATCTATAATTGTCTCATCATTTTTAACCTCTGATATTGAGGAACCAAACACATGTAATTTCTTATTTATTATTACATATTTTCCATCCTCTAATATATGTAGCCTCAAATCTATAAACTCTTGGTCTTTTATCTTATAATTATCTATAAATACAACCTCTATTATATTATTGTCAGAATCCCATGATATAGGTATAAAATCCATAATACTATGCTTAACTAACTTTATCTTACTATTATTAGTTGGAAATAATTGTCCTATTTTATTTTTAATCAAGTCGGTTACAATTACCTCATATGCACCAGTTCCCAAAGCACATGTCAATTCATACATTTCACCTAGATTTTTCCAAAAGTTATTTTTACCTAATAATCCATTTACCTCATCATAACCTAATAGAAAATCTGCCTCTTGTTTGCTTTTAATATTTAATACTATGTTTTCATTACATGTCAAAGAACTATGGTCTTCACATACACGCTTAGCCATTTTTAATCTTGCTTTATGCTCTGTAACTGTATCTATACCATTAAATTGCTTATATACATGAAAACTTGGATCCTCATTGCTATACCAATTAAACCACTTGTTTATATACAAACTATAATAACTATAATCCATTGCATATACCTTTATCTTTAGCTTATTTTGGATATAATTAATAAGTGTATTAATATTTACCATTGTGTTAATCCTCCAATCTTATTTCTATCTAGCTGCACTTAGGTCAATTATATTTTGACTCATTGCATATCTACAAGCATCTATATGATGATTATTTTTATCAGGAAGCTCAGTGGTAATTTCATCATATTTATTTATCAAATACTCATATTCCTTAAATTCTTTATATGTATGTGGAGTTTTTATCTTATCAATATAAATATGATTCATACTTCTAATCCACTGTATACCACCATCAACAGAATTATACTTACCTTTTTTAACTGCTACAGCATTCAACCCCAAAGAACACAACTGGGAACGGAAAGTTGGAACAGCACTATCTATATAGAAAGGGTTAAAATTTATCTTATTTTTTAAATTCTTACCAACATCACTTATTGTAGATGTACCTATCATATGTAATTCATCCACACAATACAGGTCATTTTCCCTTCTATTGTAAACCCAACAACCCAATGCCCAAGGGTCAGGTCCACCATTACTACAATCAAGTCCTCTATGTATCTGTCCAGTCATATTCCCAAATGTCCAATCATTTATATTTGAAAATACATTTGCCTCTGTACCTACTACCTCACCTAAGTATGCCCATCTATAATATGTAGGATTATATTTTTTTGATTGCTCCGCTTGAGCTAACCAAGTCAACCCAAGCCAATCACTGTGACCAGAAGCAACAACGTCAAGGTAGGTACTATGATGCACCTTCTGTTTTATCTTATAAATAACTTTATTTATCTCAAGATCTATCTCTTCTGTATAACTGTTTGAATCATAACCCAAAATAACCCCACAAGGACAATTAAACTCCTTATTCACCCAAGAGGATGTAGATTGTGGAGGATTGTATGTCAATATTAACATATTATTTCCACCACGAACCATTGTCTGGATTATATTATTAACTTCCGCCATCCCATTAAAGTTTGTAGCCTCCTCAAGCCACGTGTACATAAAATAACCAGAACGGGGTTTAAATGATTTTAAATTGTCTGGATTATCACAACCGGTAAACTTAATACTTACGTCTGTTTCCCTACCAGCATCATCAAGGAGTACATACTCAAAGGGTGATTTACGTAATTTCCACCACCGCTCAACCCCCAAGTAATTAATTGAGGCAGTAAAAGTATCAACGAGTCTATCCTTTATCTTATTACCATACTTAACCATTGCAACTGCTGATTGTCTATTGACCATACATCCTATTATAATACCCTCAGATGCTGTCTGGGATTTTGTAGAAGCACGTCCACCTTTTAATACTAATCGCCCCACATGAACGTTTACTATGTCTTCCAGCACTTCATGGAAAGTATCACATACTATATCGTTTAAATAAACTTCCACAATTTAATCAACCCCTCATTTATTTACTGTTAATATCAATTGTATCTATTGTATTTAGCTTTTCCTTAGTCCCCATTATAAATTGTACTGAGTTATCATTATTAATTTGAGCTATTATACTATTACTAACTGCTGATAATTGATCCTGAAAACCACATATCTTTAATTCAAGCTCAACTAATTTTACAAAATCTCTTACATTATTTATTTGTACACGTCCATCTTTTAAACTTCCTATATACTTAGCAACAGAAGCCTTTATTACCTTCCTATAAGTATTCATGGATTCTGTTATGTCTGACATATTTTCCTCTTGGATTCTATTAAATATTACATCATCTCTTTCCTTTACTTTCTCTGGCCAATTTAACACTCTACTAGCCTTACATACAGTGTTTAATGAAACATCAAAATGTTTACTAACCTTTGTAAGAGTACGTTCAGCACCTAAGTTATAATAGTACTCAAACCAATCTCTATGTCTACGTTGTTCTTGCACCTGAATCACCTCCTATTAATTAAACAATCTAATCTATATTATCTGATTTATTATCAGAAGACTCTGTTTCATATAAATTTTTAACAAAGACCGCCTCATCAAGGGTGATAGCCTCGTATCTATCTATAAGTCTGTTCATATACTTAGCTGACTTCTCAACCATGTAGCAGGTACGACCAGTCTGTTCACATGCTACTAATGTGGTCCCACTGCCACCAAAGAGGTCAAGCACGTTTCCATCATCAGAAGAAGTAATCTGAATTTTATCAGAAATTAACTCCAAAGGTTTCATTGTTGGATGAATTTTATCATTGTTGTTATCCTTTACACCTTGCATCTTACTAGACAGGAAGTACTTCTTAAATGCTTTAGGCTTATCAAAATTATTAAATGTATGTCCTTTTTTATAAAAGTACAACATGTACTCAAGGTCTGGATATAAACTATTATTTTTAAATGGGGTAGGGTCTGCTTTACACCAAAACAATATATCATAATTATATACGTCTGTAAACATACTTAAATACTTATATACACCATTTTTAGAAGTAAATATAAACATATTTGGTATGTCAAGATCCTTTATCCAAGTTATTAAATTAGGATCCCAATTGCTTAAATCTATAATATCTTCTGTATACTGCTCACATTTCTCCATGCTGTAATTATGTTTTTCTGATTTATATTTCACAAGACTATCATTCAAGGCACATATACTGGGTCTGCTCCTATTGCTCATATCCTGATCGTATGGTGGATCTGTCATGATGAGGTCAAATTTTACACCTTTAATAAATTTAAGTATCTCATACTTATTCGTGGAATCACCACAAAACATCATGTGTCTACCTAATTTAAACACATCACCAGGTTTTATATTACGAGGATTATCTTCAGATGGCTCCTGCTCCTCCATATCTAACAATTGCTGCTCAAGCGAATCATCTATGTTTATGGCCTTTTTCATAGACCTTTTATTATCTTTTTCTGCTTGGTCAAGATCAGCAGCAGCACCAGAAAATAATGTATCAAGTTCATCAAGATCAAAGCCGGTTAATGTAACATCATATGACTCATCATTATTTAACTCACGCAGAAGGTCTTCTAACTTCTCGGCATCCCAATCACCAGAAATTTTATTTAATCCTATATTTAAGGCCTTTTCATCTTTATCATCGAGGTCAACATAAACAACATCAATCTCATCGTAACCAAGGTCAATTAACACCTTTAATCTCTGATGCCCACCTACTACTACGTTATTCCTTTTATTTACTATGATAGGGTCAACGTATCCAAATGTCTGAATTGATTTTTTAAGTTTTTCATACTCCTTATCGCCCGCCTTTAAATCTTTACGAGGATTATACTTCGCAAAATTTAATGTTAAGGGGTCAACTTTAACAATGTTCATATTTCACTGCCTCCCAAAACTATATGTGTGATTTTATTTTCATTCATAAAAAATAATGATTAATATTTTTTAAATATATGCTTATAACAAATATACCTAATTATATAACTGTATACCTAATTTTCTCAAATAAGCCTTTATATTTTTAATTTATTGTTTGTACTACTATTTTTATTATATTATTTAATCCTTTAATTGTCAACAATTCTATTTTATATATTTTATATTAAAAAATAGAAGAACGGACTTTTAAGTCCTTTCTATCTCTTTTATGACCTTTATATTCTTTAAACTTGCGCTCTCACAAGCAACACAACATGCTGTCAACCAATCAATCTGTAACACTTGGGAAATCTTAAGCATTGTGTCCAATGGACAAGAAGCACCCCTCTCAATATTATAATACCTATTTAGGGAAATATTAACTGCATCAGCTACTTCCTTTAGTGTCAATCCTAATTCCTGTCTTCTTAGCCAATAAACTGTTCTCATTTTATAATCTTTCTCTATGCTCTCATTCTCTTTCATATTTTACCTCCAAATATATTATTTTTGTATAATATTTATTATGATATATTATTAGAACCTTATAAAATGAAAACAGGCCACCTCATATAAATGAAATGACCCATTTTCATTATCATAGCAATTCAAAAAAAAGAGAAAGGTAAAAGGTAAAATCTTATGTCATCAGCAAAAACTAAAAACTTATAATTACTTAAATAATTATATATCCTATTATATAATATGTATAATTTATAGAACCCATACATTTATTCAATTGATTTTCTTATTTTATCATTGAAGTAATCAAAGAAATCATGTAAATCAATACTACTCTTACTGTCCTTACTTAATTCTAATTGCATCATATCTAATAGATTTGTACAATGCTTTTTCTCGTTATTAGACATTTCTACTAACATTGATGCATATTTATCATAGCCTAGTGTTTTTAATTTATCTGCTAGTATCTTATAATCTTTATAACCTTCAGCCTCATCCATTATGTATCCATAAATATTTATTAACATATTACTGTTCATATTAGACTACCCCAATTAACAAACTTTATTTACCTCAATATTTAAAGAACTTATACTAACACTGTCATTACCTAAATTATTGAATACTATATTTTTAATATTATTTATAGAGGCACAACTAGGAAGCTCATGAACTATACAACCTAAACTAAATGGAAGATATACAGTGTTACCACTTGGTATTCCTTGTACACTTAATTCGGAACCTTGTTCTACTAAACCTGAACTAATATCTACTAATCCTAATTTTATGTCACTCTCACTTAATATACTGCCTCTTACTTCTATCTTATAATAACCTGGAAATCTTAATATTATATTATTATTATTTAATACTGCTGAACAATTGCTCTGAATCTTTATATTACCTAAATCAACTGCATCACCAGCAGAAACACTCTGAACCCCAC